CAGAAGCGGGAAGCTGGGACGATATATGGGCGCCTATCTTTAGGCAAAAAGATGAAGAATATAACAGTGCTTATTTCGGGTTTCATTTCCTTTATAGTCCCGAAGTACAGAGATTGATTCATGAGATAAATAAAAGAGAGCTAGTGAGAGATGATATCAGGTCGCCAGAAAAAGAAATTCCGCAGAATTGTCAATAAATCCATCCAAGCAGGCATAAAGCCTGAATCTATACCGCTTCCTGCTGATCTTGCCAACGAATTAGAGAAGCAGGTAGAGAACGCTTTCTACTTTAAAGGTAAGAAATTAAATGAACACTGAAGATAACGATTATAAGATATATGAGCATTTATCTATGACAATGTGGGCGATTGATAGAGGTTTATTATCAGTTAGTGACGAATCTTATAAAAAGATAAAGCAAGCGCATGATATAGCAAGAGAAAGAAGATTCTTAAAATTATGTGAAAAGGTTGAAAAATTAAAAGAAGAAATACAAATGGCTAAACGATAAAAAGTATCGCAGCGTAAAATATTATTTTACATATTTAGGGGGCACAATATGTGCTCCCTTTTTTCGCCATTGATGTCCAATTTTATTAAAAAAATACTTGACATAAATTAGACAATATTGTATATATCTGTTTAGTATCAAAAACAAGGATATGAAGTTAGTTTTTGATACGAGTACCCATACTCTGAATGGGGCATAACCCAGCTATGGGGTAGAAATAGCCGAGACTCATGCGTTTGTGAGGGTAGTACGACCGTGACGGGGCAATAGTCAAAGAGGTTTATAATGGATCAAAATTCATTAGCTGATACTCAAAGTCAGCAAAGTACAAGTGCGCCTGTAAGTCAGCCGCAAGCCAGTTCTCCATCGCCTGCAACTGCTTCTACACAGCAATCAGCTACAGCAGAAAGAATGCTTTCTCAATCAGAGGTGAATAGCCTTATTGGGCGGTCAAAGCAAGAAGCGGAAGAGAGAGGGAGGCAGCGTGCTTTACAGGAACTTAACTCTTCAAACAATGCGCCTCAGTCAGGAAATAACCCGTCTCTTATTGGTGGGATTACGCAGGACGACATCCGCCGCATAGCCGCGGAAGAGTCCCGTAAGCAGCAAGAAGAGATACGCAAGAGTTTTGAAGCACAACGCGCTAAGCAACAAGGCGAACAAATCATTAATGAATTGTTTACCAAGTTGGACAGTGCAAAAGAAAAGTACCAAGACTTTGAGCAAAAAGTAACGCCTTATTTGAATGCTGCAAATGCGCGTGTGTTAGCACTGGCAAATCAGTTTGATAACACAGCAGACCTTGTTTACGAGCTGGCAAACAGACCCTCTTTACTTGAGGATGTAGACAGGGCTTACGAACGTGCAAATCCGCAAGAAGCTTATCGTAGACTGTCGCAACTAAGCGAGTCTATCAAGCTAAATAAAGCAGCTTCAAATATAAAAACGCCTAATGACCCTTTGAGCCAAATAAAAGCCTCTCCTGTTGGTTCGAGTGATGGTCGTAAAGGCGTTAGCTACTGGCGAGGAAAAAAATTCTAGCCTAGCCTTACGTAGCCATCATTCTTCGTTAAACTCTCGGAGAACTAAAAGATGGCTACAGTGCCTAATAATCAATTAATCAACGTCGCTACCTACCAGGAAGCAGAGCTTGCCTGGATGTTAGATAAATTCGTTGCTATCAATATATCCAATAAGAAGTTCAAAGATTTTCAAAATAAACAAGCAAACCTTGGCGACACAATTACCTTTGAACTTGCCCCGCAAGCTTCAATCACAGCTGGTTTAGTTGTCAATGCATTTGGTATTGCTCAGCAACGACTTCAGAACTTAGTTTGCTGCCAATCCTCCCTTGGTAGTGCTGCTTTTACAGAACAGCAATTCCTCTTTAATGTTCAAGATTACATGAAGACGTTTGGTCGTTCGCGAATCAACGCCTTAGCGTCCGTTATCGAGCAAAATGTCTTATCAAACATTACGGGAACACAAACTGTTATCACGCCAGATTCGCCAAACTACGGTCAATTAGTCGACACCACTTCGGGACCTTATCGTTTCTTTGGTGATGGCAGAACTCCTATCAATTCTCAACAGCAATTAGCACAATCCGTAGCAAATTTTGAAGACTATGGAGCGGCTAATTATGATCGTTGCGCAATTCTTCCTGTAACTGCTATTCCGCCTATTGCTGGAACCATGTTGAACCAGTTCGTTCCTAAGCGTAACGATGAATTGTCTATGGACTGGGAATTGGGCAGCTTTAGCGGATTTGACTGGTATGAATCTAACTTATTGCCTATTCATTTTGCAGGTACTGTGGGTAAGACAAATACCACATTGACATTACTTACAACTAACGACCCGACTGGTGCGTATATCACGTCGCTTACTTTCTCTGGCGCAACTGCAAATGATTCTAACGCGGTCGTTGTTGGCGATTTATTCGAGTTCAACGATGGCGTAGGTTCGCTGCCAAATATGCGTTATTTGCATTTTAACGGCGTTGGTGTTTCTAACCAGGCGGTACAGTGCAGAGTAACAAGCGTAAGTGGTGCGGATAGTTCTGGTCATGTAACAGTTGGCATTTACCCAGCGTTGCGATCTCAGCCTGGCTTAGGTCAAACCATGCAGAATTTAAACCATTCACTGCAAGCAGGTATGCAAGTTTCCTTCGTAAATGACCACCGAGCAGGTGTCTTGATGTCAGGAAACGCGTTGTATCTTGCAATGCCACAATTACCCGACATGCAGCCTTACCCAACGGTTACTACAACTGATCCTGATTCAGGTGCTTCTATTAGACATTATTGGGGTTCTGGTTTAGGTAATAACGTCCGTGGATATATCTGGGATCAAATTTGGGGTTCATGCCTCATTGCTGAAAACAGCATGCGTTATTGCTTCCCATTAACTAATTAAGAGGTTTATAACATGTCTCAATATATAAATTTACCAAGCTTGTATGTCAACGGACTAAATGTTTCATGGACATCGAACACAAGCTTAACAATTGCAGCTGGGCAGTGCAGAGATGCGACCAATTCATTTGATATTACATTGCCAGGAGCGACGGTTCTCAATGCGCTGACCACTGGGTTAAATGGATTAGATACTGGAACTTTAGCCGCTAGCACTATGTATTATGTATTTGTTGTTTATGACAACAGCTTAATGCAGCCTGTAGGAACAATCTTATCCCTGTCCTCGACAACCCCCGCGCTTCCTTATAACTATAGTAATGTTAGGCGTGTAGGTGTTGCTGTAACCGATGGTTCTACCCATTTCCTGAAGTTCTTAACTAGAACTATTAACAGCAACTTTATTTATCAGCAATGGGATACGCCTATTTCTGTTTTATCGGGTGGATCGTCAGCTACATTTTTAGCAGTATCGTTGGCCGCGGCTGTCTCTCCTTTAGCGAATCGCGTATTTTTAACAGCTACCTATACACCTGCTGCTGTTTCAAATACTGCAAATATTCGTCCAACAGGATCATCGGCAGCAGCGGGTTCTTGCCCAGTTATATTGAAATCAAACGTAGCAAGCGTTTCATTAAATCAAAGCATTTCCATACTGCCTGCATTGTCAAGTGGGAATATGTCCATTGATTATATAGTAACGGCTAGTGACGCTTTGAGTTTATCAGTAGTAGGGTTTGAGGATGTCCTCTAATGCCCTATACGACCTCACAGTTAATATCTAGAGCCTATTTCCTTTCTGGTATTGTTCGGAAGGATTTGGAAACTGTTAGTGGTCAAAAATTAACGGAAGGGTTAGAACTCTTAAATGAGTTGTTGGATGTAAAGTCTGCAAATCAGCGCTTAATCCCATATTTTAAAAATTATGAGTTTAGCGCAGTCCCAGGTCAGGAAGAGTATTTTGTTCCTGACCTGGTTCTTTGTGAAACGCTTACTTTTTACATAAATAACGTTCGTTATTCCATGTTTTCTCAGCAGAGAAAAGACTATTTTGGAAGTTCTCGTGCTGAAAATGTGACATCTCTTCCTTATGATTGGCATATAGAAAGATGTTTGAACGGATCCAATCTCTACATCTATTTTTTGCCTGATTCAAATTACCCAATGAGCTTGTGGGGTAAATTTTCGCTTGAAGAAGTTACTTTATTCCAGGACTTACTTTTAACTTATGACAGATTTTATTTGGTGTATTTGAGGTATGCATTAGCTGAATATATTTGCCAAGAATACAATTTTCCTTTTCAGCCACAGAATGAAAAGAAGCTAACTGAATATGAAAACATTTTAATTGATATAAGCCCAATGGATATGACGCTTGTTCGAAGAAGTATGTTTAACCAACGAAGTAACATTAATTACGGGATAGCAAATTTAAGCAACGGTTGGACAACCCCTTACTAATGAAATATCCAAACTCAAAGCAATTTCCGCTTGATATCGTTGGGTCTTCTACATTTGGCAGGGACCCTAAAATCCTATCAAGTCGAACATTTAACATGATCGAAGCAGATAATTTTCTGGTTGATTATGGGGGTTATAAAGTAGTTGCTGAAATACTTTCATCAGGGGAAGGCCGAGGGTTGTTTTCAAGCGCAACAGCAAACCAAATGGTTGGTTGTGTTAACAATAATATTTATGCAATCAGTGTATTTGGGCAAACGTTACAGAATAGAAAAATATATAACGTTCGATATATTGGCTCTATAAATAGTTTTGCAGGCGATGTTTTTTTTGATGAAAACAATACGAATCAAATAGCTATTTGCGATAAATCAGACATTTATATTTACGATTATATTGATTTAATTTTTCAAAAAGCAACTTTGCCAGAAGGATTTATTCCAGGCTATGTGACCTATCAAGATGGTCGTTTTATTGCGCCTGATACCAATAGTGCAGCATGGGCACTCTCTCAAGTGGGCGATGGGTTAAATTGGTTTTGGGACCCGTCTGGAGGTCCTGTTCTTGGGGCTATACAAACAAAAGGAACCAGGGCGGTTGCAACAGTTAGATTCCCAGGAAGAGGAAATTTATTGCTAGTCATGGGGGAAAATGTAAGCGAGTTATGGACGGATGTTGGTGGTGCGCAGTTTCCTTATCAAAGAAGTGCGTCTGTCAATATTGACTACGGATGCTTGAACCCCGCAACGATAGCAGCTCAAGACAGCATTATTGTTTGGCTAGGCGTTAATGAGAAAGCGGGTCCAACCATAATGTACTCGACGGGTTCAGACGCCAAGCAGATATCTACAGATGGGATTAATTTTAAGTTTGAACAGTTAGTTAATCCTGCTCGTTCTACAGGGTTTTTCATGCGGTTGGCTGGGCACTTGATCTATCAGTTAACGTTCTATGATCCTAGGGATAACTACAGTTTAATTTACGATTTTACAACGCAAAAATTCTTTGATGTCACGGATGAAAATATGAATTATCACATAGCGCGCCGTGTAGCCTCTTTTGATAATGATTATTACTTCATTAGTTTAAACGATGGAAACCTTTATCAAATAGCCGCTGATTTTTATACCTATGACTATGGGACGACTATAAAGAATATCCCACGGAAAAGAGTATGTAGCAATGTTAGATTGCCAGATAGCACACCATTTATTGTAAACCAGGCAACGATGACTGTAGAACAAGGAAATGATGTCGACAATGATGGAAATGACCCAATTTATTTGCCGAATGTTAGTTTATCAGTATCAACAAATGGAGGAATTAGTTTTAGTGGATGGTCAGATCAAGAGCTAAATACCGTTGGACATAGACAGAATATGGTTAGGTGGTGGAATTTAGGCATGAGTAATGATTTTGTTGCTCAATTTTCATTTAACAGTACTGGATCATGGAAAGCAAGTAATGGGATTCTGGATACATACCAATGAACGTACCTACTTTTAATCGCCAACAATATGTTGATCCACAAACAGGCTATTTAATGCCATCGATGGAATTTTACCATCAGCAATTAAATCAGCAATTACAGTTTAATTATTCGGAATCAGGACTAGTTGTTCCCTCTTTAAATACACAGACGATTGATAACGTAACGAGTCCTGTAAATGAAAATTCAAAGCCAAATGGAACAGTATTTTACAATGAAGAAACAGACAAGCTCCAAGTAAAAATTAATGGCACTGTAAAAACCATACAAACCGTATAGGTGATTTATGAATTTAAACCCATTTTACGATAATCCCGCCGATTCTGGCATGAATTATCTAAACCAGATTCCTGGAACAATAACACCTTATTATCAGCCTTATATTGACTCGGGTAATCAATCCTTAAATACATTGATGGGTCAGTATAACAACCTTCTAAGCGATCCTGGTGCAGTTATGAGCATGGCAGGAAGTGGTTTTCAGCAATCCCCTGGGTATCAATATCAATACGACCAAGGGATGAATGCTGCTAATTCTGCTGCTGCCTCAGGCGGTATGTTGGGTACGCCTTATCATCAGCAACAGGCGGCTTCTACAGCAGAAGGATTAGCAAACCAAGATTATTACAATTATTTAAATCATTCATTGGGTTTATATAACCAGGGGCTTAGTGGAATGCAAGGGATCAATCAAATGGGTTATGGTGCGTCTAACGAGCTTGCCCAATCTTTGGCAGGAAATTTACAAAGTCAGGCTGGCATGGCTTATGCAGGACAGGGTAATCAGAATCAAGCAAATGCTGATTTTATACATGGGATAGCTGGCGGGGTTGCTTCTTTCTTATAAGGTAAATTATGCCACTTCAAGCGATTAATTATGCTTCTTTGCCCGTCCAGGGCGATCCTATGTCTGCTGGGATGATGGATGCCATTTTAAAAGGAATGCAGATGAAGTATGCAAAGCCAAATATGCAGGCGGATTTGCAGAAGAAGCAATTAGCCAATGCTTTATCTCAAGTTAATTTAGATTATGCAGACCCCATGGCGCAAGCAACATTAGATTATACGCAGGCTAAAACTCCTTATTTACAGTCGCAGACAGGAGGTCAGGATTTACAAAATGCATTGGCTAATGTGCAACTCCAATATGCACCTGAAATGTCTAAGGCAGATTTAGATATAAAAAGGACTCAAATTCCCTATTTAAAGACAAAAACGGATCTAATGCCAGCAGATACATTAGCAAAATTGTTGGGTGGAGCAGGACGCTATAATCAATCTAGTTGGCAGTCAAGCCCCAATTCTCAATTAATCAGGACATTAAATAATCCACAAATGCAAAGTCTCATATCGAATAATCCTGAAGTTGGTGCGTCTGTTGCAAAGACATTGGGTAATATTGGGCTTGGCAATAGCACGGGTGATACCTCGGGTAGTTCTTTCCAATTAAGTAATGACATGATTAACGCCATTATGGGGGCTGGGCAATCAGGTGGTATGCAATCAGGTGGTATGCAGTCAGGGGGCATGGGAGATACGGGGCAACAATCCTTATCCCCTTGGGCACAGCAGCAAATGGGAGCTATGCAGCAACGCAGCCCGCAGATGATGCAAGGACAGCAGCAACAAGCGCAATTTACCCCATCTCAACAAGATATAGACGCGGTTATGAATAATGCAGGAGACGCCGCTTTAAAGAAAACGACTACTGCACAACAGATTAATCAGAGAATTTATGCGAAAGAACTAGATGGACTGTTTGAAGAGGGAACTAATTTAATGCCATCAGTCATTAAATACGCGGGCTTGTTAGGAAAAAGCAAAGAGGGTAAAGACAAAGTGTTGTCTCAGTTCCAGAAAAATGACCCTGATTATCAGAATTACTGGAACTTTACGCATAACGTTGCACCTAACGTAGCCAATGAAATGAGACGTACATTAGGCGGTCAGGCGACCGACTATGAAGGTAAACTAATGGCGGATTTGTCAAGTCCGGTGTATTGGGATAGCAACCCAGAGTTAGCAATGGGGCAATGGAATCATTTAACTAATCTTTACAAAACAAAAATAAATCCTGTTGTTTATGGAAATCCTTCAAAACTAACAAGCAATATGAAGGATCAGATGAATAATCTAACTATAAGCCCTGAAGAGGCTCAGCAACTTGCTCAAGCTGGAATTGCAAAACCAGGTAGGGCGCAGGGAATGGGATCAAATATCGGCATGCCATCACAGGAAGACTTAGAACATACCGCTAAGCAGTATGGAATGACTGTAGGCCAAGTGAGACAAAAATTGGGACTTTCCTAATGCCTAGAGACTTATTTGCAGAAGCAGGAATAAATCCTAACGAAAGTAATCCTCAGCAAAGAGCTCCTAGGGATTTATTCAAAGAAGCTGGCATTAATCCTAATGAGAAGCCATTAGACAAAGCACTAGATAGCATCCCCGTTAATTTATTATTGGGAGCGGGTGATTCAGTTAGTAACTTAATGCGTGGAACGGCGAATTTAATTCCAGGGGTTAACATCCCTAAAGCAAAAACGGGAAGCGGAACTGCTTACAATATAGGGAAATTTGCAGGTGATTTAGGTGGTTTTATTGGCGGGGGTGAACTATTAGACGCTGCACGAGCAGGCGCAGAATCTGCTCCTTACATCGGGAAGTTAGCAAAGGCACTAGGAGGTGATGGATTGAGTGGCGTATCAAGGCGCGCTTTAGGTTCTGGTTTATATGGGGCAACTCAAAATCCTGATGATAAATTAGCAGGTGCGGCAGAAATGGGAGCTACCTCTGCTGCCTTGGACGCTATATTTGGAGGCGCTGCCAAACTATTGCCTTCAAATATGTTGCGAGGAAATATTAGCACAGAAGAATTGCTAAAAAACCTTGAGGCTGCACGTGGAACAAATACGCCGTTAGGCGATGTTGTTGGATCGCCTAACGCCAAACAATACTACGAGAATCTTACGGCAAAGATTCCTTTTTCAGGAAGTGGGCAGGTTTCAGAGAATATAAGTAATCAAGTAAAAAGTGCAGGTAAAGATATATACGACTCTTTAGCTAAAGGGGCATATAAGAATGATTTAAAGAGCGCAATTAATAACGCGCTAAATAAGTCATATGATGAAGCCATTGGATTAAAGAGACAACATTATAAGGCATTAGACAAATTAGCTGATTCGTATGGATTGAAAATTGAGACGCCAAACTTTCAATCCACCGCTAACGATGTTTTAGAAATGGTTAAAGACAGCCCTAGACTGATGGGTGAAATGGATCAAGGTTTTCTAAACAAGTTGAAAAATTATTCAAATCCATACGAATCAGAAAAGATAAAATCTACAAATGTTTTTAAGGGTATTTTGAATGATAAGGCACGAGAAGCTTACATGGGTGGTAAAGACTATGAAGGAGGAATTTACAAAAGTCTCAAAGATGCCCTAGAGGGAGATGTTAATAATGCTTTTGAGTCTACTGGAAATCCAGAAGTAAAACAAAAATATAGAGAAGCGCAAACATTTTATAAGAATAATATCGCTCCGTATGAGCAGCCAGAAATAGAGAAGTTTATTAGAAAAGGTGGTGATACTGACTTAATTTTATCTACGTTCTTAAAAAATGGACAAAATGATAGGGCAAACTTACTTTCTAAATTAATGAACAAATTACCAGAGGAAGATAAAGGGCTTGTTCCCGCAGCCTATTTTTCCAGTGCATTTAAAGATGGTGAGTTAAATCCTTTAAAGATGAAGACCCTATATGAAAAATTAGGAAATAAACAAAAAGAAGTGCTTTTATCGCCAGAGATGAAGCAAAAGATGGATATGTTTTCTCGTCTTACAGGGATGAACGAGCGTTCTTTGACTCGAATGGCAAATCCTATGACGGGTCAGCAAGCTATCCCCGCGATAGTATCAAAAGGACTAGCTGGGACAGGTGGTTCGATAGGCGCAGTTATGGGCGGATTGCCAGGGGCAATTATGGGAGCTATGGCGGCTCCTGTCGCTGTTGGGGCGGCGTCCAAGGGATTTAACAAATACATGACATCGCCGAACGTGAGAGAAAGCATGGTTAAGTCCATCATGGAGGGTTCTCCCCGCGATAAGATATTAAAAGAGATCGTAAAGTATTTAAGACCTACTTTAATGGCTGGTATGGCGAGTAAGGATGAATAGCACAGCTAGTTCTCCAGACAGAGAGCCAATCAAGAAAGAAAATCCCCAAATTGGGGTAGCTAAAACCATAGCTCGAATTACATTAAAAAGAGGTGGTTTGTATTTATAAATGAACGTTTTACATTTTTCATAGTTTTCATAGGCTTTTGTATTTTTCTCTATAGGGAATCCAAACTCTATAAAAAATAATAGGCACATCCCAATCGTTAAGATAATGAAGACTATGGCGGGACCAAATATAAAAATGAAAACGCCAATTTGTAAAGCTTGGGGAAAGTACATGATAAGAATTCCATTTTAAGAGGTTAGAATGCTAAATCCAAAATACGTACCACTGTCTAGTCTTGGCTGTTACTTTGTAGACAAAGTAACAGGATTGCCATTGACAAATGGTATTGTATATTTTTATTCAGACGTTAACAGAAGTCAATTAAAGCCTGTCTATGAGATTACAGGTTCTCCGCCAACCTACAATTACACGCAGCTTTCAAATCCTATTTATCTAAGCGGCGTTGGTACATTTATTGATGATAGCGGAAATTCCATTATTCCTTATGGCTATCCTTATGATGACGAGGGGGATGTAGAAAATTATTTTATCCAAATTTACAGTACAGTAGAAGGCGTTCCTTCCACGCTTCAATGGTCTATTCCTGCATGGCCAAATGAAACTGGGTCATCTGGTTCTAACGTAAATATTGGATTAACTAATTTTATCCCTAACGGTCAATTCCTTGCGCATACGGATATACCAGCGGATATTTTGAATGATATCCCTGCTGGGCAAATAACGCAAGAAACTACAGAAATCGCTTATGGGAACTGGATATTCAAACGTCCTGTTGGAAGCACAGCCACTGATAATGTTGCGTTCTTCCGCTATGGGGAATATGTATCTAATCCAACTTCCAGCCCACGTTATTCCGCACAAATTCAATGTTTCGGTGCTGATCCATCAGACGCTTATAAATACATGACTGTATATTTCAATGATGTTAATAAATTCTCGTCTGATGTTGACTTTTATACCTTTTCTTTTACAGCTAATACATTTAACAGTGCGGACTTCAACATAACATTATATTTGATTAAGAACTATGGTACGGGGGGGTCTCCTAGTCCTACTGAAATAACGCAATTAGCTACTTTCACTATTACATCCACCCCAACTCTTTTCCAACATTCTTTTACGTTTGGAGCTAATACTGGAATGGAAGTGGGTGCTAACAACGATGATTTTGTATCGCTCAATTTTGGGTTCCCTACAAATATCTCATTTGGCTGCCAAATTACAGACGTTTTGTTGGTTAGCGGAATCGTCGATGTTTCTGCCTTCCCCGCCACAACAGATAAGGATTTTGATGTTCGAAGTGTCAGCGCATACAACCCACAACCAGACGGGTCAAATCTTTACTTGCCTGTCATTCTTACAAAAAATGGGCTTACTTATGACACTGGCGACATCGGAAAAATATGCGCAACGTTAGAAAATTTTGGGTCAGCATCATTAAGTCCTACCAGTAATGACATGCTTTGCGATGGGTCTTCCTATTTTGTAAGAGGCTATTCCCCCCTAGGAATCCCGTTTAGCAGATTATGGGGGAAGATAATCTTTAATCAAACTTTGCTTCAGCCTCTTTATGGTTCTGGTTCAGACTTTGTTAGTACGTACATCACGGGCGGTATAGGAACTTCTGCAAATATGTTTCTCATAGTAAACAGTAGCGGTGCACCTACGGCACCTTCAAATGGGACATTATCTGCTGGCGTAACATTTTTTAATGTATTTTCTGGGCATGCATCAGGTTATGGATTAAATGCTTATGTAAATGGAAGTAATAGTTTAATAGGAAGGGCAACTACAGTTGGTTATGTCCCTGCTTTATCAACTACCTCGGATTACTACGGGTATGGTTCTCCTGAAAATCCTGGAACGGCAGGATTTGTATTCCATTTAAATAGAAATATAAATACAGCTTACCCAACGAATGCGCCAGCGACAAAAATGGTTTTTAATTTAAATGTAACAGCTCCAACTGCATTGGGTGGTAAATATTGGCAATTCAACATA